TTCAGCCGCTCATTCGCCGCCCAAAAGGTGCCCTGATCGATGAGAGCGGGCATCCCGCCCTCGATGCGGGTGTCCGAGAAATGATACACCCCGATATAGGCCTCGTTCATCAACAGCCGGAAACTGCCCTTGTTCCACCGCCCGCCCCGGCTGGTTTTCAGCCCCCGGCTGTTCAGGTCGTTGGCGATATCCACAAAGGGCATCCCCGCCGCAGCCTTGCGGAAGATCTCCCGCACGACCTCGGCGTTTGCTTCATGGATGGCAAAGCGGCCATCCGGCCCCTTGCGGTACCCGAAAGGGATGGAGCCAGAATTCACCTTGCACTGCTCTGCGTTGTATTTCATGCCCCGGCGAATATTCTGAGCGAGGGCTGCGCTGTAATATTCAGCAGACCCCTCCAGCACGGATTCCAGCAGAATCCCCTCCGGGCCATCCGGGATGGACTCCTTTGCATAGAGGACCCGCACCCCGGCCTTTTTCAGCCGGAACTTGTATGTGGCCGAATCGTAGCGGTTCCGGGCAAAGCGGTCGATCTTCCAGCAGATCACATAGGCCCAATGGCCATGGGAGGCGTCCTTCAGCATTTGCTGGAACTGGGGGCGGTTATCGGTAGTGCCAGACAGATGCCGATCGGCGTAGACCTTCACCACCCGGAGGTTGTTCTGCCGGGCAAAAATCTCGCAGTCCACCACCTGCTGCTCGATGGAACAGTCCCGCTGGTTATGAGACGAGTACCGAGTGTAGATCACGGCATCCTGCATATCCGGCTCAAGCATGGCCGGTTTCTTTTTTGCACACATTCAGAGCAACCTCCCGCCGCCCACCGAGGGCGGCTTTTTTATTTGGACATGAGAGCGTCCGCGATTTTGACGTATTTCTTTGCCGAGATGTTCCCGGCGAGGAACTGCTGTCTCCACCGCTCAATTTCAGCCTGCGCATCTTCCAGCGCAGCCTTGCTTCCGCTGCGGCTGACCTTCGGCCAGTCCTCCAGCATTCCAAGTTCCGAGGCCAGACGGTAGATGTGCTTGCAAGGCCACTCCCTGCTGGCGAAGTCGAAGCAGGAACACTCCGACAGCGAAACCCGGTACGGTTCAGGATCGGAACCGACGACCACCGCCGTCTGATCTTCCACGTTGACCGTGATTGCATCCGCTTTGATCTTCTCGCCGTTCAGACGACGCTTCACCTGCTCCGGCAGGGAGTGAATCGAAGAATCCCAAATTTCAGACCACACCATAAGTATTGCCATCCTTTCCACATTAAAAAGGGAGAGTTGCCCACACGGACGGCTCTCCCTCTTTCTTTTCGGCTTCACAGGGGGAGGCCCTCAGCCACTACCTAGATGCTTATTTCTTCAGTCGACTCAGGCCGTGTCTTCGGTGGTACTCGAAGCAGATGCAGCCGTGCTCGGCGCAATACCTAAGCTCTTTTCATAAGCCGCCTCAGCAGCGGCTGTTTCTTCCGGGCTTGGTGTCCCTTCCTCAAAAACATAGCTATTCGGATCTGCCCCACAAGCGGTAGAAGCAGCGATTACATCAACCATGAAACGGTACAGAGCGTCGCGCTCGGCTTCGCTCAAATTAACCAGCTTTTCAATTAAGACGTAATCTTTCAGCCTGAGCCGATATTTTCTCGCCATCATATCCAGCGGAGCGGACGGAGCAGCAATGAATTTTTCTCCAACGCCATCCCGCAGCCATTCAGGGTTCACGCCAAATTCCCGGCAGATCATTGTAATCGTTTGTCCGCTCGGCTTTGACTTGCCAGAACACATGGTAGAAACGCTGGAATCGCTGATGCCTATCCGCTTTGCAAATTCGGTTTTCTTGATTCCTTTTATTTTAAGGATTTCATTGATTCGATCAGCAATGGTTTCCATTTTCGTTTTCACCTCCTTGTCCTAATTATACACCATCCAACACGGTAAAGCAAGATAAAAATTTAGATTATCTAAATTTATCGCTTGACAATTTAGGCTGTCTAAGTTATAATTTAGATAGTCCAAAGCAAAGGAGGTTGACACCATGATGAACGCAAAGGACACCAGCAAATACACCCCTCAACAGCTTGCCGATGCAGAACGGTTCATGCAGCTTCTCTCCCGCGTCCCTGAAGATAAGCGGGATGCCGTCATTCAGAACACCGAATCCGTAATCATCGGCATTGAGATCGCGGCCAGAATCAACAAGGCCACCGCGAATGGCGGTGCTGCATGAGATTCCCCAACATCGAAGCAGAGCGGCGAAAAGCGCATCTGAGCAAGAGAAAGATGTGCATCGCCCTCGGCATTAAGCCTGAAAAGCTGCAAGGATGGCAGGATGGGCGGCTGGGAATAAAGGCTCACGACCTCGTAAACCTTGCACGGCTTTTCGATACGACCACCGACCACATCCTCGGCAGGACGTAAAAATAAGGAGAGAACACATGGATAAGTGCATCATTAAGAGCGCAGAAAAGCCCAGCGGCAACTGCCTCGTCCGGCTTTCCCCGGCTTGCCACAAGCAGGTGCAGGAACTGGCCCTCAGAACAAGCCGCTCCATTTCCAGCATCGCCACCGAACTGATCGAGTTCGCCCTCCAGCGTGTAGAGGTTGAATACCAGTTCGATGACCCGCAGCCGGACGATACCCAGTAAGAAAGGAGCCGTGCCAGATGGCCAGCACAAAGAACCTCAAGGCCGTGCCGACCACCGGCACGATGCCCCAACTTGACACCAAGAAGATACCTAAGGCAGAGCGGGCCAACATCGGCCAGCTGGTCTTTGATGCCATCCAGCGAGAGTTCCAGAACCCGGAGATCCGGGCCGAATACGAACGCTGGAAAGCGGATCGGGCCGCCAAGGGCATCGCCTGAACCGAAAGGAGGATACATGAGAAACGCAAAAGTCACCGCCGCCATTACCGCAGCAGTCGCAGCAGTCCTCGCCGTTCTTGGCAAGGCGTTCAACTTCGGAGTGAACACCACCACCCAGATCTTGATGCGCTTCGGTTACGACTGGGGCAGGGCAGCAGCAAGGGCACCATTTTATTTTAGCCTCGCCATCGCCCTGATCGGGCTTCTGGCTTGCACCGGCTGGATCGTCTCAGAGGATGCCCGCCGCCAGCTTTGGAAGATGTGGAGCAAGCCGAAAGGCTACGGCAAGATCACCCGGAATCACGCCCGAAACCCTGAGTATCCGAAGCAGGAACGGAGGGGTTGACCGTGGCGAAAGCCGAAAGCCTTAAATGGACACGGACCTGCACCCGCTGCGGAAAGAAGATGGTCGGAGTCGCCAGCAACAAAAAACTCTGCGATTCCTGCCTCCGCATCCGGCAGATCGAGCATGACCGAAAAAAGGCTCAGAACAACAAGCTGGAGATCGTAGAGCGGACCACGCCGAAACACGCCCCGGAGGATTCCCTCCAGAATGATGTCCGGGAAGCGGATCGGCTGGGCGTGAGCTACGGAAAATACCGGGCTTGGAAAGATGGGAGGATTCACATCCATGGTTAAGTCTTTCTGCAAGGACTGCCCAAACCGACACACGATCTGCCACGACACCTGCCCGCAGTACCAGAAGTACAAGCTGGAGTTGAAAGCCGAGAACGCATACAACCAAGCCATGACCGGGCACGTTGGTGTTTATCACCGCGACCATGAGGACCGGCACCGTGAAAAGGGGCGCAAGCGGTACATGGGAGCGAACGGAGGTGCGGACAGGTGAAGCGGACTGCAAGCAAATGGGTTGACCCATCAAAGAGACTGCCTCATAGCTTGAAGCCCGTCCTCTTTGTAGAAAAATCGCTCTTCCACGAGGAAGCGGTGGTCGGATGCTATGACTCCACCTATAAATGCTGGACGATTTTAGAGTACGGGTACAGCACCGCAAGATCCATTCCAACCGAAAACGTGCGGTGTTGGATGCCGAAACCCAAGCCACCTAGAAAGAGGAAACCTGCGAAAGCGAACGGAGGTGCAGACAGTGAAACCGAAAACAAAGTCTGAGCTGATGGCAGAATGGGCCAATCAGCCGGACCAGCTCAAAAAAGAGCGCGAGGTCAAGGCCGTTCGGAAAGCAATGGACGATGCCCGCGCAGCAATCCAAGACGGCCTAACCCGGTACGTCAAGAAAAAGACCAAAGCCCGCAGCATGGCAAAGGCCGAATCCGATCCGTTCTCAGAGTTGGCGGGCTGGGAAAGTGTGGAGCAGATCCAGAATGCCTACGGCTACGATGAGATCACCGCCGACAAACGAGACAGACTGCTTGACCTGTGGGAAGCTCGCGAGACCGCCCGGAACAGCCGCAAGGCTGGTGACAGCAAGTATCACGACCTTGTGACGGAGATGCTCGAAACGGCAATCCGGCGTGTCGGAAACGAATATGCGGACTTGCTATTTGAACACGACCAACAGTGCCGGGAAGCTGAAAAACAATGTGAGCAGCTGGCTGCAGAGAGGATGAGGAAATCTTGAAAATGGCCCTGATAGAAAACACCCTGCTCATCAAAGAGGCCGACACCGTCCAGTTTGCGGTGATCAAAAGCTGGGGCAAGATGAAGTGGTCGAAAACCACGCAGACCCTCTCCGGCACCGCAGACATTGAACTTCTGGACAAGCTGTCCAGCATCGTCAAGCTGCCGCCCCACATTGAAGCCCTGCGCCAGAGCCTCCACGACACGGCAGCCGCCGTCGATCAGGAGCGCATGAACGACAGCCCTGAGCCGCTTCTGGACTACCCGGTCAAGATGAAACTTTTCCGGCATCAAGTCCGTGGGGCGAACATGGCTGCAATGGTTTTCGGGTGGGTTGACCCGAACGGAGGAAACGCAACATGAGCGATATTCACAAAATGAGCCTGTCCTCGCTGCTCTGCCAGATCGACAGCATCAAGGACAACAGCGCATCCTTTCTCCCCGGCGAGGGGAAACAGGACCCCGATAAGAAGATCTGGCAGGACGACGTGGACGCTTGCAACGCAGCCACCGAGATCATCAAGAAGCTCTGCGAGGAAAACTGCTTCTCGGTGGCCGAGGCAATCAGCTACATCGCACAGAGCAAGAAACTCCTGCAGGACTGGGACAACCTCCATGCCAAGTACGAGGTGCCGTCGCAGCCGGTCAAAAAGGACGGCGTATGGCACTGCCCGGACTGCAATCACAGGGTGAACCCACACCACTCGCACTGCCACTGGTGCGGCACCCGACTGTTGGGAGGCGCAATCAGACGAGACGCAAGGTAACATTTCTCAAGATCGCCCCGGCGACCGCAGCAGCCAAGGACACCCGCCCGGTGTTCGCCACCATGCCCCTGCGCAAGAACGTCCCGACCCCTTGCAACCCGGAGTGGAAAGCGGCGACCTGCCCGGTATGCGGTCAGGCTTGCTGGCTTCA